ATTTTGAATAAGGCAAGATTCTTAGTCAAAGCAGCAAACTTACCTGCATCTAACGTTGCTCCGATTGAAGTACCATTCAGAGGAAGGGTTTTAAAAATTGCTGGTGATCGCACATTTGATACTTGGACAATCACAATTATTAACGATACTGACTTTGCAATTAGGTCTGCTTTTGAAAAGTGGATGAATACAATCAACAGAGTTTCTGATAACACTGGTACAACTAATCCAGCAGATTATCAGGCAGACGCATTTGTATTCCAACTTGATCGTAGTGGAGAGACATTAAGAAAGTATCATTTCTATGATGTATTCCCAACACAGGTTGCACCTATTGAATTATCTTATGATGCTCAAGGAATTCAAGAGTTTCAGGTCGAACTTCAAGTTCTTTACTGGGAAGCAATTAAAGGTAACGGTGCTAACGCTGGTGGAGAGGACATTAACTAATCACCTAAATAGTGCTATAATAGAAGTAAAAATATTATACTATGGCTAAACTGTTTGGTTTTTCTATTGATGATGGTAAAAGTAAATCACCGTCAGTAATATCCCCTGTCCCGAAAACAAATCAGGACGGGGTTGATAATTATATTTCCAGTGGATTTTATGGATCGTATCTGGATATTGAAGGTGTTTATAAAACTGAACATGATTTAATTCGTAGATATCGTGAGATGGCTCTTCATCCAGAGGCAGATGGTGCGATTGAAGACGTTGTAAATGAAGCAATTGTTAGTGACTTATATGATTCTCCCGTAGAGATAGAGTTATCAAACTTAAATGCTGGTGAATCATTAAAAAAAGCAATAAGAGATGAGTTTAAAAATATAAAAGAAATCATGGACTTCGATAGGAAGGCTCATGAAATATTCAGAAACTGGTATATTGATGGTAGATTATACTATTTAAAAGTCATTGATGTTAAAAATCCGATGGCTGGTATACAGGATCTAAGATACATTGATCCTATGAAGATGAAGTTTGTTCGTCAACAGAAGAAACAAGATCCTAAAACTAGATTATTAGATCTTGGTCCTAAAGGTCCTCAAGAAAATATTAATGAACCAGAGATTGAGGAATATTTTTTATATACAGCAAAACCAAATTATAACTCAGGTATGATTGCAGGTGCTGGTGGTAGAAAAGGATCAGTAAAAATCGCAAAAGATTCTGTAGTATACTGTAGTTCTGGTTTAGTTGATCGTAATAAAGGAACAGTTTTATCATACTTACATAAAGCAATCAAGGCACTCAATCAATTGAGAATGATTGAAGATAGTCTTGTAATTTATAGATTATCAAGAGCACCAGAAAGAAGAATATTTTATATTGATGTTGGTAATCTACCAAAGGTAAAAGCAGAGCAATACCTAAAAGAGGTTATGAGTCGTTATCGTAATAAGTTAGTTTATGATGCAAATACTGGTGAAGTTAGAGATGATCGTAAGTTTATGAGTATGCTAGAAGATTTCTGGTTGCCTCGTAGAGAAGGTGGTCGTGGAACTGAAATTACAACTTTACCTGGTGGACAGAATCTTGGTGAATTATCTGATATTGAATATTTCCAGAAAAAATTATACCGTGCGTTAGGTGTACCTGAGTCAAGAATCGCTGCAGATGGTGGATTTAATTTAGGTAGATCATCAGAGATATTGAGAGATGAACTTAAATTTTCAAAATTTGTTGGAAGATTGAGAAAGAGATTTTCTGCAATGTTCAATGATATGCTTCGCACTCAATTAATATTAAAGAACATTGTAACACCAGAGGATTGGGAATCAATGGGTGAGCATATTCAATATGATTTCTTATATGATAATCAGTTTGCAGAACTCAAAGAATCTGAAATGCTTCAAAGTCGTTTAGGTAATCTAGCAACTATTGAACCATATATTGGTAAGTTCTATTCTACTGAGTATGTAAGAAAGAAAATTTTAAGACAAACAGATACTGAAATTATAGAACTAGATCAACAAATTGAAGATGAGATTGAAAAAGGAATACTACCTGACCCATCACAAATAGATCCAATAACAGGACAACCTCTACCTCAAGAAGGTGGTGAAATGGGTGAAGTTCCCCAAGATCCAGACCTTGAAGCACAAGGTGAAGTAACTGATGCACAAGCACAAAAAGACGCTAGGAAAGCCGAGATATAAATAAATTATATAATTATAGTATTTTTATGGAAGAAAATGATGCTCAACCAACAAATGTGTTGGATTTGATCGCCACTGATTCATCACCTGCAGAAATTACAGACACTTTAAAGTCTATGATTTATGCAAAAGCTGGTGAGAAAATTGATGGTATGAAAGGATACGCTGCAGCAAGTTTATTTGGGCAAGAACCAGAAGAACCAACAGCAGAACTTGAAACTGAAGTAGAAACCGAAGAGGAACCTCAAGAAGATGAGTAGACTATTAGTTAAAGGTGCAGAAACTGCATTAACAGCAGGAGCTAGTAACGCAACAAATTGCGGAACAGCTACGGTTGTTAGAATTTTAAATGTTTCTGGTTCAACTGTAGTGGTGACTGTAAGAGATAGCACTGGACAAATTATTGGATCATTCTCGATGATCAATAATACTAGTGAAATTGTTGAAAAAAATCCAACAGATGAAATTTTTGGAACTGGTGGAGCTTTGAAATTCACAAAATTAGGATACACAAACTAAGAAAATGAAACTAATTACCGAAGAAGTATCAAACGTCAAAATTATTACTGAAGGAAAAGGTAGTAAAAAAAGAATGTGTATTGAAGGTATATTCCTTCAAGGTGAAATTAAAAACCGTAATGGAAGAATGTATCCAATCGACACTCTCGATAGAGAAGTTGGTAGATACAATGAAAACTTTGTCGGTAAGGGTAGAGCATTAGGTGAACTTGGTCATCCTGATGGTCCTACAGTTAATTTAGATCGTGTATCACACAAGATTACTTCACTTGTAAGAGAGGGAAATAATTTTGTAGGTAAGGCAACTTTATTATCAACCCCTATGGGTAAAATTGCATCGTCATTAATAGATGAGGGTGTAAAACTTGGAGTATCTTCTCGTGGTGTTGGATCACTCAAAGAAGATATGCACGGTTGTAAAGTTGTTGGAGAAGATTTCCAACTAGCAACTGCTGCTGATATAGTAGCAGATCCTTCTGCTCCAGACGCTTTTGTGAATGGAATTATGGAAGGAAAAGAGTGGGTTTGGGAAGGTGGAATCCTTCGTGAACAACTCGCAGAAAAGACCGAAAAGCGTATTAATACACTTGTCGATCAAAAAAGACTCGAAGAGTACAAGTTGAACTTATTTAATGATTTCTTATCAAATCTATAAGTTCTATAAATAATATCAGATTTTACAAAAATCAATTAGCCCTTGGTAGCAATTTACAAAAAATGGATAACGTAGTAACCAAAAACGCCAAGCCCGCAGAACCAATGGTATCTGGCGGTGCACCTTATGAGGATCTAGGTGGACCTACACCTACAAACTCAAAACCAGACGACGACTCAAACAAGCTAAAGATTCCTGAGCTTGCATCTGTTAAAGATGTTGTTAATGCAAAAGCAAAGCCAGCAGAACCTATGCCTGTTATGTCTAGTAACGAACTAGAAGGAGAGGAAATCTCTGAAGATGAGGTTACTACAGATGAAGTAGTTGCTGAAGAAGAAACTACTACAGATGAAGTAGTTGCTGAAGGGGAAACATCTGAAGAAGAAATCGTTGAAGAAGAGGATTATGCAGTGGACGTTGAGCAAGACGTTCAAGCACTCTTTGAAGGCGAAGAACTTTCTGAAGAGTTCCAATCCAAGGCAAGAACAATTTTTGAAGCTGCAATTAAAGAAAAAGTTTCAGAAATTAAAGAGAATTTGCAGACCGCATACGAGCAAGCACTTGTTGAAGAGGTAGCAAGCGTAAGAGATGAGTTAACAGAGAGAGTTGACGCATATCTTGAGTACGTTGCCGATGAGTGGATTCAGGAGAATCAGTTGCAAGTAGAGTCAGGTCTCAAAACAGAAATGACTGAATCCTTCCTAGAAGGTATGAAGTCATTGTTTGAAGAGCATTATGTATCTGTCCCTGAAGACAAATACGATGTTCTTGAAAGCATGGTAGATAAACTTGATGAAATGGAGAGTAAACTCAACGAGCAAATCGAAAGAAACGTTGCTCTAAATCAAAGACTTGCAGAGTCAACTTCTGATGTCATCTTAGCAGATGTAGCCGAAGGTCTAGCACTTTCACAGAAGGAAAAACTCGCTTCTCTTGCCTCAAATGTTGAGTTTGAAAGTGAAACAGACTATCGTGAGAAACTAGTTAGTTTAAGAGAATCTTATTTCCCATCAACTAACACTAGTGCTCCAAGTGCTCACTCAGAAACCATATCTGAGGGAACTCAAGTGGATAGTCCACGACAAGTTTCTTCCGCAATGGAAGCATACATGCAAACTCTGGGTAGAGTTGCTAAAAAGTGATTTTTAAATTATAAATTTCAAACTAATTCCTAAAAAGGTAAAAAAAATGCAAATGCCTAGCAATGAGGTTTTGCAGGAGAAGTGGTCTCCCCTTCTAGAATATGAGGGTTTAGATCCTATTAAAGATGCACACCGTAAGGCGGTTACTGCACAACTCCTAGAAAACCAAGAAATTGCACTTCGTGAAGAAAAAGAATT